CCAGCACCCGCTGGCGCACCTCGTTCAGGCTCGACACCCAGGGCAGCGCATGCACCAGCTCGGTCTCCATCTCGCTGATGTCGTTCGACAGCAGCATGGCGGACTCGTCGCGGGTGATGCCTCGATCATCGAGGTTGCGGCCCACACCGATGGTGAGCTTGCCAGCGGTGCAGCGGTAGGGCTTGAGGCGCTCCCCCTCATGGAGGCGGAGCTGCCTCACCATTGCCTGACGGTCGACCATCAGCGGCTCGAACGGAAGGGGAAGGCGCGCATGGCGGCGGACAGCACCAGCTGGAGGACGCTGTTGCTGCGGATCTTGGGGTTCATGCCCACGATCTCAGAGGCGACGAACAGCGCCAGGCCGATGTACTGCACGTATTGGGGATCCACGGGGTTCGCTCCTTGTGGTTGATTGCAGAGTAGATCAGGAAGGCTTCGCGATGATCGCCCAGCCCATTCCTGGCGCGAAGGCATTGCCCCTGGCAGCGTCTACCATCCAACGGCGACCGAGGTTCCGCTTCGAATACTGGAGCTTCGCGCCCCAGTTGTTCAGGTAGAGGCCAGTGATCAGGTTCAGGTTGCCAAACGGATCGTGGACGATGATCGCGTCGTCGCTGTAACCGATGGCGCAGATCCAGTGGCCGCCACCGGTGGGCCGCTCGACTGGGCCCTTGTGCAGGATCCCGATCGGGACCGGGAAACCGGCATCGATCTGCTTGTGGATGGTCTGCCAGTCCGCAGCATGGGTGAGGCTGGCCTGGACGCCGAAGCTGGCCAGCGCCTTCAGCTGGCTGGTGCTGTCGATCGTGTCGCCGTAGCGCAGCACCCGGCCCAGGTAGGCGTCGTCGCCGTTGGGGCCCTGGAGGGTGCCAGGACGGATGGCCTCGAGGAGCATGGCGCAGGAGCTGCTGAAGCACATGCGGAGGGCATGGGCCGTCGCGCTGTCGCGCTGCGAGAAGTAGGGCACCCTCAGCGGGTTGGTGATGGCCCTGGTGGTCTCCTGCTTCCCGTCAGCCTTCCAGGTCTCGTACCACCCTGCATCGTCCTTCTTCAGGCTGGCAGGCACCCCTTCCCAGAACTGCAGCACCGCCGCCCGCTGATGGGGCAGGCCCTTCCAGTGCTCGAAAAAGGCGATCGGGTCGGTGATCATGGCCGGCCGGCGTTGTTCCTGGTGATCTCGCGGAGGATTCCGATCTGCACCCGCATGGTGTTCATCTCGGTCCGCACCTGTTCGATCAGAGTATCTTGCCGCGTGTCGCTCTTCACCAACCCTGCGATCTGGGTCTGGATCACATCCATCCCGGCCAAGACCCTGATGCACGTGCCAATTAGGGCGATGGTGCCAACGGCGATCAGCTGAACGGAGACGTCGCCGAATCTGGCGCTCAGCCCACCGCCACCGTTCTGGCGGTCGTCGTCACGGCGATCCATCGAGCGTGCCTCAACGTGATGCAGTCTAAAGCGAGCAGTGGCCTCGGTCACTTCAGCCTCCAGTATTCGGGGGTGCGGCCGTAGTAGCTGGTGTAGCTGCTGGGCGAGGCCACCCAGCTGAAGCTGCCCCGACTGGAGCTGTTGCTGATGATGCTGCCATCGTTCTGCACGATGCCAACGTGAGGGTAAGGGGGGTTGCCATTGTCGCGGAAGATGGCGATCGCGCCAGGCTCTGGGCCCGACAGCAGGGTGCCTGCACCACCAGCGAGAACCGATCGAGCGGTTGGCACGTAGTTGCTGTTGCCCCAGGGCGGGGTGATGCCAGCGCTCCTCAATACCTTGTTGACGGCGAACAGGCAAGCGTTGTTGCCACCGTCCGGGCCGCCCCTGGTGCCCATCCCGCGCGCGCGGGCGGCGGCGGTGCCCAGGGCTGAGGCCTTGCCTGATGGCGAGAGGCCATCGTTCGCGCCGCTGCCACCGGCCCAGTCGTTGCTCTCCTCGCCCTTGGTTCCGCACTCGATCGAGGTGCGGTAGCCCTGGCTGTCGAGGCGATGCTCCACCGTCTTCGCGTTCCAGGTGCCATCCACCTCTGGGCGGAACCCCTGGAGGGTGATGAGGCCCTCGGCGTTGATCTCCGGCCGGCCGGCGACCGTCAGGCTGATGCTCACCTCGCCAGCCTGGAGGGACTGCAAGCGGCTCTCGGCTGCCTTCTGCGCCTCCTGCTGTGAGCGGAAGGTGCCCCGCTCCTCGAACCCTGGCTGCTTGCCCTTCTGCCCCGCCGCCACGGTCTTCTCCTTGTTGGTCGTGCGGTCGAGGTAGCGCACGGTCACCTGGCTGTAGGAGCCGCGGTTCTTCACCGTCGCCCGCCACCCCGGCTCCGCCTCGGTCTCCTTGATCGTGAAGGTGCCAGCGGTCTCGCCGGTGCCCCGGGGCAGCATCACCAGCTTCCCGTCAGCGGGCTTGATCGTCGCCCGGTACTTCTCCGTTAGGCGGGAGAGGAAGGCCTGATCGCTCTCGTTGGTCTGGTCCTCATGCTTGATCTGCTGCTGGCCCTGGGCCCCCTTCACCGTGGCAGTCATCCCGTTGCGCTTCGCCACCTCCTGCACGATCGCGGCGAGGGTGGTGTTGCGCCAGCTCTGACTGCGGCCCTGCTTCACCAGCTCCGGCGCAGTGGCGGCGGCGGTGGCCTTGATCGTCATCGACCGGTTGCCACCGGTGAAGTCGAGCTCATCGACCGCGAACGCGCCCATGTAGGCGGGCTTGCGGCCACCGGTGCTGTAGCCCAGCCAGACCTTCAGCCACGCCCCCTGGCGCGGCGCTGGCATGCGCTTCTGGCGGTCGTCCAGCACGATCTCCAGGCTGTCGCTCTGCTGCCCCGCCTGGTCGCTGATGCGGATGCTCACCAGCCGATCGGCGATCTGCTGGGTGAGGTCCGTGCCATCGGCGAGGATCTTGAACGCGGGGGTGCTCATGGATCCCAGATTCGCAGGGTCTCACTGGTGCTGGGCGCTGGCAGGTCTGGCAGCTCCAGCGTCAGGCCCTCGGGCAGGATGGGCAGCAGGTCTGCCAGGTTCGGATTGGCCAGCAGGACCGCCTCGACCGTCTGCTGGGTGCGGCCGTAGAACTGCCAGCAGATCGCATCGAGCTGATCGAACTGGCGGGTGATGTAGAGCTGGCTCATGGCACGATCGCAAAGCGCGAGCTGAGAACGGTCACACCCTGCACCACTTGCCGCACAGCGGTGGTGACGTGTGGATCCACGTCGAGCACGGAGGTGATGGTGGCAGCGTCGCGGATCAGGTTGCGGATGCCATTGGCACCACCAACGCTCCCGCCCAGCGTCTCCATGGTCTGGTAGGTGACGGGCCGCAGGGCCTCCAGCATCACCGCCATCGAGGGGGCACCCTTGCCCTGCGCCATCGACTGCAAGATGCCAGCGGTGTTGAGGCCGAGCTGCGTCCACACGTTGCTCTGGTCGACGTTCAGGCCGGCGATGCCAAACGCCCCCAGGGCAGCGCCCACGTAGTCCTTGTTGCCCACCGATCGAGCGATGTTGGCCAGCTGGCCCAGGCTGAAGCCGGCGGTCTTGGTGGCTGCGGCGAGAACGGGGAAGGCGTTGGGCAGCTCACGGGCGAAGGCGGTGTTGGCGAAGGCGCTGCCATCGACGCGGAAGCCGAGGCCCAGGTCGTAGTTGGCGGTGAACGGGTTGAAGGCGCTGCTGCCCAGCGACACGCTGGAGGGTGCGGCCGCGGCCCCGGGGTTGTCCTCGCCGTAGCGGGCCAGGCGAACGGAGAAGGTGATCTGGCGGGCACCACCGCCGGGTGCGAAGACGGCCAGCCCCTCACGCAGGCTGGTGATGGCCCACTTTCCGTAGACCCGGCCGATGCCATCGGTGAGCATCTGCGGCTCGCCCTTCGCGGCGAGGGTGCGCAGGGTCTCCATGGTGGAGCCCTTGCCCGAGAACCCGGGGTAGAGCACCCCATCCAGGGTGATCTCCTGGTGGCCCGGGCCGACGAACTGATAGGCAGGCTCGCGAAGGATGCGCCCCTGCTCCTCCCAGCGGTAGTCGGCCGATCGCTCCAGCGTCTGCGGGACGCCGTTGGGCAGATCGAACTGGAAGGACCCGAGCTGGAAGAGCGGCTGTGCCATCAGTCGTGGAGTGCCACCCGGTAGGACGATTCTGCCTGGTGGAGGATGTCGGCGAAGGCAGCCTCGACCTGGCGGCGGATGTCGTGCGGATCGCCGCCGGCGGCGTGGATGGTGACGGGGGCGTTGATGGTGAGGCCACCGCCGGGGCCAGCGGCGGGGGCGGGTGTTGGCGCTGCCAGGAGGGCGGCGAGGGCGGCGGCGGTGACCGGTGCGGCGACGCGGGGGATGATGCTGCCATCCATGCCAGGGACGAACAGCTCCCGGCGACGCTCGCCGACGATGTAACCCAGGCCGGCGCGGACGGGGCCCCCGAGGGCGCGGCCTGGAGGGCTGGCCCCAGCTGGTGCTGCCGGCGCTGCGCCGCCACCGCCGCCGACCATGGAGCCGACACGCTGGACCGCACCGCCGATCCAGGAGAAGAGGGCCCCGGCCCGAGCCTTGAGGCCATCGATGATGCTGCCAATGATCCGCTGCCCGATGCCGCTGCTGGTGAACAGGCGGATAATCATCATCGGGACGGGGGCGATCAGGCCGAGAACGGTGGGCCCGAACCTGGCGACGTTCTGAACGATGCCCTGCCAGAGGTTGGCGAAGAAGCCGCTGATCGGCGTCCAGTTCTTCACCACCACGAACGCCAGCGCAGCGAAGCCGGCGATGGCGGCGACAGCGATGCCAATGGGCCCCGTCGCCAGCACGACGAACACCGTGCCCAGGCCAGCGATGATCGGGCTGGCTGCTGCGACGGCACCGCCAATGACGCTGAATGATGCGATCAGTCCAGCGATCACTGGCAGCGCAACCACCAGGCCGGCCAGTGCGCCGCCGATCGCCACGATCCCGGTCATCAGACCAGGGTTCGCCGCGGCCCAGCTGGCGATGCCTTCCACCATCGGGGTGACCAGCTCCGCCAGCTTGGTGAGCGAAGGCAGGAGGGCATTGCCCACGCTGATGCCGAGCCGCTGCGTGCTGTTCTGGAAGCTGGCCAGGGTGCCCCGGAATGTTCCCAGGCTCTTCTGGAAGTCCTTCTCGACAGTGCCTGCAGCAGTGGCCCCGCCGGCGTCAGCCTTCAGCTTCTCGTACTCCTTGCGGTACTTCATCAGCGACATCAGGGCCAGCTTGGCCTCCTTGTCGCCGAAGATCTGGGAGAGCTTGAACACGTCGCCGCCGGTGACGCGCTGCAGTTCAGTAAGCGCTGCCTCCATCGGGTTGATGCCCTTCGCCTTGGCGCTCTTCAGCACCTGCTCGATGTCGACGCCGAACTTCTTGAAGTTCTTCACCGCATCGGGTGCGGTCATCTTCAGCATCGCGTCGGTCATCCGCGTTGCCGCTTGCCCTGCATCCGGCGCGTCCTTGCGGACCATCTGCATCATCGACGCCAGGGCCACTGCGCCCTTGGGCCCCTTGATGCCCAGGGTTCCGGCCGCGGCCGCGATGGTGGGCATGAACTGCGCCATGTCCCGCAGCTCGAACGCCCCCTGCTTGCCGGCGTAGGCCAGCGCATCGAACGTCATCTTCAGATCAGTGGGGCGGATCTTCAGTGCGTTCTGCAGCTGGAAGCCGGTCTTGGTGACATCGAGCAGATCGGAGTTGGTGGCGGTCGCCACCTTGCCCAGAGTCTCCATCGAGTCGACCGCATCCTTCAGCTCCAGGCCCTGCGCCACCAGGTCCTGGATGCCCTGGGCCAGCTTCTCCGGCCCGAGGTTGGTGGCGCTGCGGCTGGAGAGCTG